CCTCGGAGCGGGAGTAATCAAGGTTTATTGCGAGGACGGGGAAATCAAACTCAATTATGTAGGCGGGGATTGTTTTATACCGACGCAGTATGATGAAAGAGGAGTTTACGGCGGTGTTATTATTTCCCGCTTTGAACGGGACGGAAAACGCTTCTGCTTATATGAACGCCATGAAAAGAACAGCGGATTTTATCTTATAACAAACACTCTTTATGATGCTGAAAGTTATAAAGAGATTGAACTGAAAAGCGTTTTCCCGAATCTTGAAAAAGAAACACGGGTAAATAACCTGAAGAAGCCGCTGTTTGTTTATTTCCGTCCGGCTTCCGTCAACAATGTGAGCGGAAACCCACTCGGCATATCTGTGCTGGCAAACGCCGCCGATATTCTGAAAAGTCTTGATATAGTGGCCGACAGCTTGGAACGCGAGTTTGTGTTGGGGAAAAAACGTATAATCGTACCAGTTTCGGCGATAAAAGGCGAATACGGCGAGGACGGGAAGCTACACAGGTTTTTCGATACGGGCGACGAGGTTTATCAGGCGTTTTCAGCCAACGACCACGAGGAATTAAAAATCATCGACAATTCCGCCGAACTGAGGGTTAAAGAACACGTGGACGCGATTGAGGCGCTTCTCGACCTGCTTTGTATGCAGGCGGGGCTTTCGTCGGGCACAATGTCGTACAGAAATAACGGCGTGCGTACGGCGACCGAGGTTATTACCCAAGGCACAAAAACCCATCGCACCAAGAACGCCCACCAGCAGCTTATACGTGAGGGGCTGATTGACCTGTTGGAAAATATAATTACGCTCGGAAAAATAAAAGGTGATTTACCGTTTACTTTGAACGAGGACGAGTGCAGAGCCAATGTGGTCTTTGCGGATAGCGTGGCGCAGGATAATAATGTACGGATAGACAACGCGGTTAAGCTTTACAAGGCCGGGATTATTGACAAAAACCGCGCCCTTATGGAGGTTTATGGGTTGTCCGCCGAGGAACTCGGCGCCGTTACGGATAATTAGTATAGTTGATGAGGTCTATTGAAAGGAGGTGAAAATATGGACGATTTAAACATAGTTATAAGCGAAGGGGAAACGGAAGAGCTTGAAACAATATCGGAAGATACGGAAGAAGACAGGGAAAACAACCCGGATGTGTGTTCGTTCGGCTACACTGAAGTTGAAACCTTGAAAGAAGAACTTTCAGAGCTTCGGATACGCTTGAGTATGCTTGCCGAGGATAACGCGGAGCTTGTTTCGGACAACCTTACGCTTAGGAGCGAGATAGATTCCTTGCTTAAAGCAAGGGCGTCGCTTCCGGCGTTTTCGGCAAGAACCGAAAACACCCCCGATAAATACGGGGGAATCAAGGAAGCGTTCAGGAGCTCCAAAAAGCGCTGAGCGGCGCGCAGTCAAAGTTATACTAATATCCATCAAAGATGGATATTAGGGATGCCGCGCTTGTGAGCGCAATCCCTGTTATCCAATAAACTTGTTTATTGGATAACAGTATTAAACGGCTATAATCAGTACAAAGGCGAATATCAGAATTTTAATTACGAAAGGAAATAATTTATTATGTCAATCAACGCAATCGAATACGGTGCTGTATTCCAGAAAGAACTGGACAAACAGATAATTGAGGGCGCGACTTCCGGCTGGATGGAGGAAAACGCGGGACAGGTAATTTACAACGGCGGGAAAGAAATAAAGCTGCCGGTAGTTTCTACTCAGGGGCTTGCGGATTATAACCGCGATACGGGCTATTCGTCCGGCGCGGTGACTTTCGCTTACGAAACCTGCAGAATGGAGCAGGACAGGGGCAGACGTTTCAGGCTCGACGCGGTAGACGTAGACGAAACGGCGTTCGCGCTGTCCGCCGCTAACGTCGCGGGGGAATTTCAACGCACACACGTTATCCCCGAAATCGATGCCTACAGATACTCTAAGCTCGCATCATTAGCCGCAATCCAAAGCGAGTATGAACCTGATTCCGAGGATATTCTTTCGGAGCTTACGGCGCAATTGGGAGAAGTGATGGATATAACAGGCGGCGAGGGAGAAGTAGTCGTTGTTATTTCAAGACCGGTTTATGACAAGCTGCTTTCCTCCCCCGAAATACTCAAAACCATTGAAGTCGGAAGTTTTAAGCAGGGCGATGTTGATTTTGAGGTTAAATACCTTAACGGCGCCTGCCTTATCCCTGTTCCGAGCGCGAGAATGAAAACGGAGTATAACTTCTTAAACAGCGCGGACGGCGGCTTTGTGCCTGACGGAGGCGCGAAGGATATTAACTGGATTATATGCCCCAAGAGCGCACCGATTGCCGTTTCCAAGACGGACAACGTGAAAATTATCGCGCCTGAAAACAATCAGTTCGCCGATGCGTGGGATATCGATTACAGAAAGTATCATGATTTGTTCCTGCCTGCAAACAGGCAGAACGCCGTCGCGGTAAGCGTAAGATAAATTAAAGCGGCGCAGGGGCGGCGTACCGCCCCTGCAAACGCGGAAAGGATTGATGACATGATTGTAGACGCCGGATATTATAACGATTTATTATTTTCCGGAGGCGACGACCTGCAGGCTCTTGAAAAAGCGCTCGGACGGGCGGAAAGGCTTATTGACCTTATAACCTGCGGTAAATGCGGCGAGTTCGGCTCATTGCCGGAAGAAAAGCGGAATCAATTGAAATACGCGGTTTGCGCTCAGGCGGAAAAGTATCTGACCGACGGTTTTGACGGCGGCGAAATTGACTGCAAGGTCAGAATAGGCGACTTTTCCTATGAAAGCAGGGATAACGGCATAATCGGAGGCCTGTCGCCGACTGCCGCCGCCGCGCTGAGACTGTCGGGCCTGCTTTATATGGGAACGGGGGTCAGATAATGAATACCGCAAAACCTATACCAAAAGCGGTTCTCCCGCATACGGCGGTGCTGAAAACACCGGTGGCAAGCGGTATTTTCACCGACGGAGAGTATGACGAGCTTACACTTTACAACGTCCGTATCGAAACGGACGAGAGAGTCCGGCAGTCCAAAAACGGCGAAACGAGAGGCAAAGGCGCGCGGCTTTATTACGACTGCGTGAATTCGGCTCCTGCCGATGTGAAATTCGGGGCGGAACAGCTTGTGGTATACGGCGGTATCAGCTATAAGATTGAATCGGTAAGGGCCGTAATGGGAGCCGGCAAAACCCATCACTACCTGATTGAATTGATATAAGGGGGAAAAACCGTGGAAATCTTGGCTGAAATGGCAAAGATAGGTTTAAAAATGACTGCCGCCGCCGCCGAAACGCAGATTGAACTTTCAAAAACAGCGCTTGAGGACTGCAACCGGTTTTGCAAGCTTGATACCGGGGAAACACGCGAATCCAGTTACAAGGCAAGCGATATGTTAAAAGGCAGGTTAGTCTGGAACACGGAATACGCGCGCCACGCGTATTATCTCGGAGAAGCCGGCAGGAGCAGGAATCCGCTGGCTTCAAAAATGTGGGCGCATAAGGCGGCGGCGCTTTATTCTGATAAATGGAAGTTTTTCGCCGCGGTCAGGTTCGCTTTTGCGATGAGGCGATGACGAAACAGGAATAAGGAAGGATTTATATGATTTTGGAAACACAAATTCTTACAAATGTAATCGAATACCTGAACGGCCGGTGCGACCTTTTCAGCCCGATTACCGCGGGCGGATTGCCGAACGGGGAGGGAATAAGCGCCGAAATCGCGCCGGGCTTCGCCAAATCGGTTTATTTAGACGGCGGGGTTTTCCAGCGTATGCCGGTTTTAATACTTATCAGGAATCAAAAACATCAAACCGCTATGGAAACCGCGTTTGAACTGGCGGCGGCGGCAAGAAGCGCCGGCGGCATATGCGTTCATGAAAAAATTGCGGGACTGAGCGTGGGCTCAAGCCCCGAATATGTGCAAAGAAGCGGAGCGGATTATATTTACAGCCTGATAATTAACATAGATTATATGGCGCTGTAAATACATTTAATGCTATTCCGCAAAGCGGGCGACGACTGTATCATCGCAATTCGCCGCAGGCGAATTAGCCGCGGTTATAATGAAAGGAAATCAAAAATGTTAGAACTCAACAATCAAATAACGGCTGAACTTGACACAACACCCAAAGGTGGCACGCACACATGGAAGAGCCTTGGCGGCGCGTTCAAAAGCGTAACGCAGTCGCTCGGCGAAAATGTGTATACCGCCAGTTATCTGTCGGACAGCGGATTTTCGTCAAGCGAGGTGACGGGGCTGAATTTAACCGTTACTTTCAGAGGGGATTATATCAGCGACGACCCTGTTATTCAGTATATTTTTTCAAAAGATGTGATTTACGGAGTGGGCGACGCGAGGAAAACCAAGCTAAGGCTGACTAAAGGGACAAAGATAGTCACCTGGAACGTTACCATGACAAAGATTCAGGAAGCGGGCGGCGACGCAAACGAGCCTAACAGTGTGACGCTTGAGCTGAAGGGCGCGGGCAAACCCGAAGTTACCGGAGGCGTATAGTATTAAGGCACAACGAATGTTGCAGCCAATCTTGAGCGACGAAAGTCGCCATGCGATTTATTCGCGCGCAGGCGCAACATTCGTTGCGGAGTAATAACTTACATCGAAAGGAAAAGCAGTGAATAGTCAAACATTTTCAGAAGAGGTACCTTTATCCGTAGCGCAGAGTCAGGTTGACACTGCCGGCACAGCAGTAAAAAAAACGATACGCCTTAAATTAGGAAAAGAAAAAATAGTTGTTCAGGTGAATGGCAGGGACGTGAAAAAGGCTCTCGGAGATCTTTACGAACGCCTTATAACGGGGCGTGATGTCCCCCGTTTCTTAGGCGGGGGTACGCCTTCCGGCGTAAGCGGGGGCATATCCCCCGCTTCACGCCCCGTTTCAACAAGCGGCTC